GAGAGAATGATTATTCACTCAGAGATTCAATCAATCGAGGGTGTTTCAACTCATTCAGTTGGCTACGATGACAACCGTAAGATTGTTATTACCTGTGAGAATAAGAGAAGAAACAACAATAACAAATAAAAAAAGACGGCAAAAGCCGTCTTTTTTTATAGAATAGCTCAATCATTGCGCATCCAAATGTCGTCACCCGTTACCTTGTCTGTGAAAAATTCAACATTTTTAACTGGGTCGGAAAGCGATTCGGCACTAAATGTTCCGTCATCAGAGCCCCAACTAGAAAGTAGCTCGAACGTAATTTTAGATATTCTAGAGGTGTTGAGTGCGTTTCTTCCAATATAAACAACATTTTCGGGAAGAGTAATTTCACTAATGCTTGATTTGTAAAACGATTCGTTGCCAATGTGCGTCAGCGTTGATGGAAGATTAATTATTATTAGCTTTGAGCTATCAAAGGCACCATCGCCAATAGTGGTAATGTTATCATTGTTAAACCAGTCAATAGTTCTATCTAATACCTTAATTAATTGCTCTTCACTATCGCTACTGCCACCGCCAGTTTGAATTGCTCTAATCTGAGCGGGCATAGCATCAAGTGTCAATAAAGCAGTGTTACCAGTCTTTTCACGAATAGCATCGCCAATAGCAGATAATTTATCAGTAAGTGCCATTTTCAATTACCCCCAATGCCTCATTAATTGCGGCCTGGACCTGTTCTGCGGTCTGGAACCCAGACACATCTGGAATATCAGTTTTGAGAGCATAATTGCTTAAATCAGTCACCTCAGGAATATCAGACTTTAAAGCATAATCTTTTAGCATCTCTTCAACCTGGGCCACGCTAACGATATAACCACTAGCATCACCAGAAGGCACAAGCCAAACTAATACGTCATCTGCGGGTTCAGTATCACTAATGGCAACGCCTGCGGGACCGCGTGGGCCGACTGGACCAACGGGGCCAATATCGCCTTTATCGCCCTTAACATACTCTTTAGCAGTGACTAAAATATCTTTATTCTTTTCAGTTAAATTAATACTAATCACGCCACTCACCTCACATTAAATAATAAGGTTGTAAGAAGCATAAGTTAGTATGATTGTGTTGGAAGCAATACCAATGACGGCCTTTGCGTCCCTTTGTAGCCTCGGCAGGCACATTAAAAGTCCATTGTCCTGTCTCGGCATTGAAATTACCCTCAACGGCAGCAATCATCTCACCATCAGGGCCGTGTAGCATAAATGCGACATTCTCGCTCATAAAACTGCCATCAGTATTGGCAAAGAACGCCTGAACCTCAGCCTCTTGACCGGCTACGGCTCTAATCGCATTATGTAAGTATTCAATCATTTCAAATACCTCCTAATTACAGACTCAAAGCAGATTTACTTAAAGTCTTCATTTTTGTCTGGGTATAAATATCGGCATACCCATAACGGCACGCGTCAATTGCGTGAGACCACTCGTGAGTAGTATCCTCGGTCCATCCACCTGTTTGTTTCGATTTAATATAACTAAAATTACTTAATTCAGTTATAAAGTTCTTACATTTAGGATGAACTATAATTAAGTGGTCTTGTAAAAACATCAGGCCTGACTTAACACTATCTTTACCTTTGGCGCAAGCAACCGCGTTAATGCCTTCCTGCTTAAAAAATTGGATTGTTCTAGGTTCGGCAGCATCAACAAATAATTTAGTTTTTTTCAAATTCATATCACAAATGGCCTGCGCCAACTCTGTTAATTGGCATCCACTTTTGTAGAACTCATTAAATACATAAATAGTTTTATTCTGCCTATCATAAAGCGTGTCTATGATTGCGGACGGGTCAATCCAACCCACGTCCATCCCGGCCCTATGCTCTAATCCAGAAGAGGCAAGCACTAAAGGGTCGAACTCCTCTTCTCGCCAACGTGTTAGAACTAAGCCAGACGGGTCGAGGCCCCACTCGCCATCTCCCTCAACTCTAAATCGTGTAGGGTTATTTACTTTCATATCCTCAAATATTGCGATGTCTTCTGGACCTAACCATTCATTACAACGATAAGTCGTAGTCATTGCTAACTTATTTTCATCATTGGGTGTGTCAAAGAATCTCTTCTTAATCCAAATCTTGTCGCTCCACGGGTTGAAAGTAAATATGATTTGTTTGAAATACCCATCAGGCACGGCTCCACGCAAAGACAAATCAATCTTATTAAAATCGTCTTCATTGGCTATTTGATATGCCTCCTCAACCCAACAAAAAGTCAAAAAGCCAATAGGCGCAGTGATAGAGGTAATAGATAAGGGGTTATCACAACCTCTAAAATAAATTTTCTGTCCTGTGGGGTTATACGTTGCCTCTAGCGGCGATACTGTGAAAGTCCATAGGTGGGCTACGCCAAGGTTTTCAGTGGCCCACTTTAATTGTTTCCAGGTGCTATCGCGATGAGTGTTGAATACCTGGCGCACTACCAATGTATTTGATAGCGGGTATTTCATCATCATATAAATAATTTTCATTGCGGCAGTCGTTGATTTCTTACTACCACGCGAGCCCTTTACCAATAAATAACGACCTTTAAAGTTCCAAAAGTCATTGTAGCCACCGCCTATTTTTTCACTCAACCGTATCTTCATCTTCCACTTCTACTTCCTACATATCGTCAATGAATACAACTTGTGCGGTTAAATCTACATCGGCCTCTACCTTTTGGATTGGATTGTAGCCCTCATTTTTTAAGATGAACTGTGTCATACTGGCATTATCAGCGGCTACTAATCTCATAGCACTTGCGCGTGCGGCGTCTGCTAACGCGTCCCACCTGGCGTCATTAATCTCTTTGAGGGCGTCCTGAAAGTGGGCGAACTTGGACTCGTGTCGCCAACGGAAAATAGTGCGTTGGTCTACACCGACCGCCTCAGCAATATCTTTATATTTCATACCCAGTCCAGAAGTCATAAGTTCAAGAGCCAACATTTGCTTTTCGGTTAGTCTCTTCTTTTTAGGTTCATTCATTTAGACTACCTCCTTCCATAGTTAAGTCATTATTTATTATTGCTGTATAATTAATTTCGTCCAAAAAAATAGGGAATAGCCCCATTATAGAGCCATTCCCTTACACATTCGTTCTATGTATATTATACAAAAATAATTTTTATGAGTCAATTTTCATCTTTATTTTTTGACTTACTTTTCTAAAAATATTTTACTACGCTAACGCCAAGAGCAGCAGTAAAGACAACTGCGCCGGCCGCAAACGGTAGTAGAATAATAGCAAACATTACTTCTAGCATTCGTCTTCCTCCTATTCCATTAATGACTCCTCCAATTCCAGGAGAAGCAAATCTAATTTATAAAAATCATACTTATTCATTTGCGGCAACCTCCTTATATGTGTCTATTAGGGAACAAATAGCGTTCAATTTCAAAACTTTCAATTGCGGCCCGCACCTCTTTTGTTGCTAAATAAATTGCCGGACCGTCATCAAAATCCTCAATAGGCCAAATTTTTCTTTGTCCTAGGTAGTTCTAGATATGTCTATTTGTAATTTTAATTGTTCTCGGTTTCTTATTTTTTTTCATAATAACACCTTTCCAAAAGTCCAGTGATAGCCGCCGCAGGTGTATCTGCCCTCATTACCACGGCACACCGCAGAAATATGTGAAGCATTTAAACCTAATTGGCGTGCGGCCTCCATCGCACTCGCATACTCAACACCAGTCTCCACACAAATAACACTTTTCTGCGGCCGTTGAACGTTATTACGCTCTCTTCTTGTTGTTCTTCTATGCGCCATAATTTCTTCATCTGTGCCGCAACTAAAAATATTCGTTTGAATGTTGTAGCCGCGCTCTGGGTCATTCGTTTGATACTCTAAAATATAATGTCGTTCTCTTTGTAATGACTCTTCACGAGTATCAACTCGCTCCAATACTATCTTCTCAACATTTTCCCATCCAAAAGCCTGAATGTCATTATGTAAATCGGTATTTGCCTTATAACCGTTTCCATTGTTCCATCTAGTTTTTAAATTTGTATTGGTCTATCCTATGTATGATTTTCCATTAGGCAAAGTGAGTTTATAGATTGCGAACTCTTTTTCTTCAACTTTTTCAAAATAATAACCACCACATTTTTTATGCTATGCGATTGCCATACTAATTGCGGATACTGACCTATTTACTGACTATCCTGCCTCTGTCATATTATTAAAAATCTCACCTGTTTCAATACATCTAATTTTACGGTGAGGGTTATTAACTCTTCCCATAATACTGTTCTCCTTTAAAAATGAAAGTTTTCTTTGGCGGTTTGTGCGTCAGCACAACACGCCCCCTAATTGACTTGAGCGCCCTGGCGCTCAAAGCAATCCTTATTTACATTACCATTAACATTTACATTAACATTTACATACTCTTGATTTGATTGATTTACTTGATTTACTTGATTTTTTTCTAGTAATTCAGGAAATTCGGTTCTAATCAATGACATTCTATTACTAATTGTCTGCGGTGTAGTGCCAATGCGCTTGGCAATATCAACCTGTTTTATACCACTGTTATACAATTCCGCAATTAAAGCCAATTGTTGGTCGTCAATTTTCTTTTGTCTTTTGGACTCGGCTTTCTTATTCCATTTCGCCTTATCTCGTTCATTTACTACTTTCAAGTTCTCCAATATAATCTCAATCATATAATCATCACTATTTACTTCACCAGTTAGCACCAGGCCAATTGCGGCAATGGCTAACTCGCCCGCTTTTTCCGGGTCTTTGGCGTATAACTTTCTAATCTACTCATATACGCTCTAATAAATAACTCCACTATCTCTTAACTCTACATCTGTTCTAAATTGAACCATTGTTTAATCACCCTTCCGCAATTGATTTTCCATTGCCAGCCGCACAAAATCACTAACTGACAATTTATATTTATCGCAATATGCTTCAATCTACTTTTGCTCGCTCTTGGTGATTCTTACTCTTACATAGCAATCTTTATTTTCTTTTGCCATCAATATTCTCCTTTATTAGATTTTATGACCCAATTGTGTCCCAATTTTTCTTAAAAAAAAGATGGATTAGAGGGCCAGTTGCCTGACCCCCCTCCAGAACAGAGAAGAGTTTTTATTTTTAAGAGAAAATAAAAGAGTACAATAGGTGTTCGCTATGAAGGTTTTACCCTTCATAGATTACTGTGAAATGCGATAGAACAATGAATTTGCTTCGTCCAAAGGGTCGGTAGGTCGCCGCATAGTCCTAATGCCTAAACCTGAAAATAGCCGCTACGCTACTACCGACCCAAAGACAAGTTGATTAATTGATTAATCTTTAATAATTACTACGGGCCAACGCAATAATTACCAAACCTATATTTAGTAGATGTTTATGCTCCATCCACTGTTAATATTATACAAAAATTTTTTTGTAAAATCAATTGAACGCGTTTTAAGGCCCCTAGCATCGTTTCTAAGAGCCAGGAGCCGCAAAAGGTATAATAACACCTAAATACGTGCGGCAGGCCCCTTAAAAGCAGAAAAAAGCCCTTCCCCGCGTCTGTTAGGGAAGGACTCTTTCTTGTGTCGTGTATATTATCTTTTTCGTAGAAGCCTGAGACAATATTATTATATCAAAATAATAAAACTATTCAAGACCGAATAAATCTTTTAACTCATTCCGCATATCCTCGTTTAACCTGGCTAACTCACTCTCTCTTGGTGGATAGATATTTTTCCAATGATTAATCGTAGCATTCTCTAAAAGAACTTTCTCAATGCGTGTGTTATCATTTGATAGTCTCTTGGCTCTAGAAATAAGTTTCTTTAAACTAATCTCGTTTAATGGCATATTCATTTCATCACGCATTTTTATATAGTCGCGATAAGCGGCAATTAACTCCACATCATTAGTGCTTAATTCTATAAATAATTTATCAAATAAGTTATTAATTGAATTAGTATTTAATTGGTCGGGTTTTCCCGAATTAGGCTTTTCCAATGTAGAGTTTTCCTGATTAGGCTTTTCCGCAATAGGCTTTTCCTGCGGCGACTCGTAGATATTATACTCGACTCCCGCAAATTGACCCTTATCATTTATCACTCTAGAACGCTCCAAATAACCGAACTTTTCTAACTCGCCAAGGGCACTCATAACACCATCTCTACCGTCCTTTGATAGGGTTGTCAATCCCGCAATTGAATAGTCCCAATCGTCCGGTAGGCTTAGCATTAGAGACAATAACCCCTTTGCTTTCAACGACATTTTCTTCTCTTTAAAATGATAGTTAGACATAACAGTAAAATTACTATTTTTATGAACTCTAACAACACTCATTCTCAACACTTCCTTTCTTGGATAACCATACCATACCACAAACGGAAAGTCCAATTTCGGCTTTTTCAACATTGGTAATATTATCCGTCACTGTGGATAAGTTCAATTGTAGTTAATTGTAGTTAGCAAAAAATGTAGTTTCTCAAGGAATGTTTCATATGAAACAGAAAAAAGGGTCTCGCAATTGCGAGACCCTAAAAATTATTGCGGGCTACTAGTCTCTTTGGACGCTTGATTGCCAAAATAGAAACCAATAACCACTGTAAAAACCGTCATAAATAATTCTGCTCCAATCACGCCAGTGATACACAGGAAACAGAATACACAAGTAAGTAAGATAGTGATAATGGTTTTAACATTAATCAACTTCGCCAGTTTCTCTTTAAACATAGAAATACCTCCGCTTACTCAAAAATATATTTAATTGATTTATCTAGTAAGAACTCTTTTTCTGCGGCCGCCGCTTTATCAACGATTTCAATAGCCGCGCTCATATTGCCATTGCAGTGTCCGTCTCGCACTGCCTCAGCCGTTGCCTTACATAGAATTGTGTTAGCACGAGTGCCTTGTAGCATCATCAAAATCAATTGTTCCATATTTTTCAATTGTTCGTCGTGCTGACGGTCTCGGTTCTCAACGTGTCTCTTAAAGAACCAAACAATTAAACCGCAAATGGCAGACGGAATGCCAGCGGCAATAATTATTGCTTCAATACCCATTAGGTGTTACCTCCATAGTGTCGTATAATCTGCTATTATTTCCATCGACCAATAACATTAAAACCAATATGAGCCTGGTTTAATGTAGTATTGGCAGGACGGACAACAATGAAGCCGCCAGTATTGCTACTTGATGGCTCAGTTGCTTCGTGTCGAGCAATCCAACCACCATAGTTAGATACTCTATAAGTAATATCAATCACTTCTGGCGTATCAATGAATAATCCAGAAGGCAAAGATTGATTAAATGACTCACTACGATACAAGCCACCCCAGGCAGTAGTAACAGCCATATTGCCATAATTGCGGACGCCATAACAATCGGCACGGCCACTCTTCCACTTGCGCCAATACCAAGTGCCGTTAGTTCCCATTGCCTCTGTGCCTGTCTCAATTACAAAATCTACGAGCGGGTTGCCCTCAATCGTAATAGGAACATTGAAATTAAAGTCATATTTACTCCAATCGAATACAGGAATGAACTTAACAGCATATTCATTAGTAACAACTTCACTTAAAGCATCAACGGCTTTACATTGAAAAATATAAGTGCCGCTTGGGTCAAGTCCGCTAACATCAGGACTCAATGAGTATGTGTTGCCATTAGTCTCATAAAGTAGCGGGGACAAATCAACCCACTCACCCAGGGCCTCGCCATTGCGAGCGTGCCGCACATACAATGTTAATGTATTGCTCTTGGCTCCAAAAGAACCGTTAAAGAAGTTACCAGTAATATTAATATTAACTTGCGCGGAGTTCTCACTCTCCAGAACCATTCTTACATCCTGATTACAAGTAAGTTTTACATAATCAACAGCATCTAATTGAATTGTTTTAGTCGCAGTAACACCACGGCTATCAGTTGCGGAAAAAATAACTACATCATTCTCAATGTTAGTTAATGTGCCAGATGCGCTATTAGCAGTCTTTGAGCCGCAAATAACAGAATAACTGCTAATTGTAGCACCCTTTTGGCCCTCTGCGGTCATACTAAAACTCATTGAGTTATGGCCTCTAATAAACTTTGTGCCGCCGCCCGTTAATGCTACAGTTGTTGTATTAACATCCTCGATTGAAGCGGTTATAACTGGGCCACTCGCATCAATAGTCATTGTTTTAGACAAATAACTCAAATAAGTTGTGCCACTAATAGTAGTTCTAACATAGAATCTAACAGTTAAACTTGTGCTATTACCGGCCGCCGCAATTAAAGTGGCGCGTTCGCTAGTAGTTAAATTAAATGTATAACTGCTGCCAGTCTTGCTAATGCTCCTATAGGGCACATAAACCGTATAGCCAGTAGAGTCAGCAATACAAGCATCTAACGCAGATACTGAACTACCCATTGGATTAGAATAAGTAATCGTAGGATTGTCGGTATCTTTGAAGTTTGGCGCAGAGGTAATAGTGGCTTTTTGTCTAGTAGAACCTAAGTTCATACTTACATCGCTGCTCGTAGTCCAACTAGTGCTCGCCGCGGCAGTGCCACTAGCGCCATTCACACTTATACCAGGATATACAACGCAATTACCACTGCTATCGTGTTTAGCCGTAAAAGAGAATGTCTTTAATGTAGTCCAACTGGTAGTAACGATTTTTGTAACTGAGAAATTGGTAGTATCAACAACCCAATCGTTTTCTGGTCCGCTCCAAATATTATAGAAACCAGTATATTGATTCACCATTGTGCCTATATCTTCTACGTGGCGCATTTGAATATTTACTGTGACATAAGAGGTATTAGCAGAGGCATTAGGTGTGCTACTCCAGGTGCATCGTGCCTCCCACCAAGGGGTGCCACTAAAGCCGCCATATAAATCTAGTGAAAATGTTCCACTTGCCATTTATTTATCCTCCAATCCAGAAGCAACCAGTTCGATTGCCCTCATAATCTTCAAAACGGCTATTTTTGCCGATAATTAAATAAGTTGTAGCGTGTAGGTTTTCAGCCTTAACGCCTGTGTTGTCTGCGGTTAGCACTTCTTTATTGTCTCTAAAGACGCTCATACCATCCTCAGTAATTTGAGTAGTCATTTCGCTACCACTCTTGGAAACGGTTAAGCCCTCTTCATTGAATGTAAAGCCAGTAGTAGTGGTAACCTTATCAACACCATTGCTTAATTCAGTAGAAATAGCAATACTAACATCTTCTGCGGTAACCGCAGTTTCAACCTTTTTAGTTAAGGTTTCAATATCGCCATTTACACTATCAAAGTTCTCATTAGCAACCTGTTCTACACGAGACACCTCAGTATAGACGCCATCCACATTGACCTGTAATTGACTAATGGACTCTGCGTTAGCGGTAGTCTCACTTGCCACTAAATCAATGCGTTGATTGGCCTTATCCACTCTGGCATAAGTCATTTTCATAGCATCGCCAAGAGTAGAAGGATTAGCGGCAGTCTCGCCCTTATCCTCGCTAAAGGCCCACTCACTCTTTTCATTCATAGCGCCATTGTAATTAATAGTGTCATCCAAAAGGTAAGAAGTGATTATTGAACCGTCTTTGTTAGTGAATGCGATTTTATCACCAATCTCTAACAGGTAATTGCCGCGCCAAGAGCAAGTAAATTGAGTAATAGTTAGTCCATTGACTGCGGCCAGGGCATTCTCTAATAGAGTGCCTATATCATCGCGCAGGTCCCAGAATGGATTATTTCTAACATATTGGGTGATACCACCCTCAACGCCCGCAATTACATTATCACCTAATTCAGTGGCGTGGCAGATTGCTGCCAATGTGCGGGCGCCCTTGCTATCTAAAGAAAAATATTTAGCCTTATTTATCGTTACTACTGGGTCGCCGCTTACATCTAAGCGCTTAAAGGTTAATTCCCAATTGCGGTCAATGTAGTAAATAGTTTGCGTGGCCTCGGCAATTGCGTCCAGGACCTCTCGCAGTGTCTCAGTGCCCGCAAAGTTAGCACCCTCAGCATATTCAGTATTAAAACTATTGTCGTTTACATTTATAGTTTGCCAGGGTAATCCTAATTTAGTAGCACAGGCGGTAGCCACTTCTGCGATAGAATATGGAGCCTGCAGTTCCAAATCTGCGAACTTATAAGCGGTAGCATCATATAAGGCATCATAAGCCGTTAGAGTTAGTTCATTTGTGTTTTCATTTCTACTAATATCTTGTATGTAAAAGATTGGCGTAGAATAAATATAGTCGCAACCTGTGCCGAATACGGCCTCTAAGCCCATACCCTTGGCCGCAACAATATTGCGGTCTTTGTCTCTCAATTTGACTTGTAACTTCTGGCATATGCCATAGCCAAAAAATTTACCCTCATTTGTTGACCTTTCAACGGAAAAACTTTTTAAACTGTCAGTGGCGTTAAAAGAATTTAGGAGAGTAGAACCCTCGAAGAGTTCTACCCTGCCCTTTATACGTCTTATGAGAGCATTAATACTATCTAAAAAACAGGAATTTGCGATAATCATATATTAATACCCCCAATTACAATTCAATAAAATTTAAACTCATTGGCTTATAAATCACCAAATTACTTTGAATAGTGTAGTATTCTGGCTCTGGTGTGCCTGTGTATGCGGTAATAGTCATCAATGCGTTAGTCGCAGGATTACGGAATGTAACCTCAACCACATAGTCCTTAATGGCATCCAATAAGCCATTCATTTCGACACCAGTCATATGGCGAAAGGTGACATATACTTTACGCTTGGTGTTAATGACATCAATGACCGTATCGCCATTAGCGTTACGGCCACTGTTATCACTTACCAATGTTTCATAGCCTACCTTTAAACCAGATACAAGATTGGAGAAGTCAGTATTATTTATTTTAAAATACATACTTTGCCTCCTTATACTAGAGCAAGTTGTAACTTGCCTGTTTGTCTAGTTATGTTATTGATGGAACGAATGTTCGCCCAACCCAATGCCTTGCCATCCAACTCTAAAATAATTTGAGAAGGGCCGCTATTGCGTGCGGCAATCTTGTCGGCTAACTTATCCATCCATTCGGTATTATTCTCTAAAGGCAGAATAGCCTCTCTACCGCGCTCACCTGCGATAATCTTAGTAGCAGAGGTAACGATACCACCTTCAGCCATTTTAGGAATTTGAGGCGCGGACACCTCTTTTAGGTTAAAGCCGAACTTTTGGCCGCCAATACCAGGCACCCAATCAGGCACGGTAAAACTCAACTTATTAATAG